TACCTGTTGTTGAAACACACCACTTTTATCAGAACATATACGCCAAACGCTTCGACTACTGGAACACCCAAGTATTATGCGTTGTTTGATGACAATACTTTTATTTTAGCTCCAACACCGGATAGTAATTACGAATTCGAGCTACATTACAAGTTCAGACCAGCATCTTTGACCGCAGGCGCAGAAGATGGTTCCACCTGGTTATCGACTAATGCGCCAGATGCTCTGTTGTATGGCACTCTTGTAGAAGCTGCTACTTTTCTCAAAAACCCACAAGAAGTACCGGGATATGAGCAAAGATATGCACAAGCGGTCGCGGCTTTGAAGGATCTGGCAGAGGGATATGGTAGGGTAGACGAGTATCGTTACGATATAAGCAAGGGTAGATAATGCTTGAGGAAACACCACAGATTGAGATTGGTGAAGTTGGCGTCACGACCACACAGTGGTCAGGACATGATGTCGATTACTGGGCAGAACAAACTACCAATAAAATTGTAAGTGTTGGGGGCAACTGTCATCCAATAATTGCACAACAGGCTGAGGCATTCAGAGATGCCGTCCTGCAACAAATTTCATATTATATGAAAGAAGCAATCAAGAGTGACCGCACTACGTTGATTGCACAATTAGAAAAACAAGGCCAACCAGAAATGGCTGACATTTTAAGGAGACTATAATGGCTATATCGAC